TGCTAATCCAAATGAGTTAGCTGATAAAGTACAGCAATTAAAAAATTTAGAAGATGAAATTTCTAACGCAGAAGAAGGTGTTAAAAAATTAAAAGAACAAGCAAATATCATTTCACAATTTGAAATTCCTCAAATGATGAAAGATATGAACATTACAAAATTAAAGCTGAAAGATGGTGAAACTGTAGAAATAGGAAATTTTTATAGTGCATCTATCCTTCCTGAAAAACAGGAAGAAGCTTTTCAATGGCTTCGTGAAAACGGTCGAGGTGATATTATTAAAAATGATATCACTGTTACCTTTGGTCGTGGCGAAGATAACAAGGCAATGGCTTACGCTACCCTTGCTAAAGGTCAAGGATATGAACCTGTCCAGAAAGTGGAGTACATCCTCAGACCTTAAAAGGAGTAGTTAGGGAATGTCACGAGTCTGGAATCGAACTCCCTGACTGCTTCAAAACTTACGTAGGTAACCGTACAAATATAAAAAGGAGTTAAACATGAGTACAGAAGTACAAACAAAAAAACAGGCGCAAACACCGTCTACTATTTTATTTAGAGACGACGCCGACAAAGGTTTTGAGAACGTAAGACAAGAATCTCTTGCATTACCAATCTTAAAACTTTTACAGAATGGATCTGGAGAAGCACAGAAGCGTAATCAAAATTACGTTGAAGGAGCAGAACCAGGTATGTTCTTAAATATAGTTACTAAAAAACTATATGATGGTGATAAAGGAATTAGTGTTATTCCTTGTTACTATAAAATGGAATATCAAGAATGGGCAGAGTTTGGTACTGGTTCAGGTAGACCGGAACAAATTTATCCTGCTGATTCTGATATACTATCTAAGACTACTAAAGATGGTGGTAAAGATAGACTAGAGAATGGTAATTACATTCTGACTGTTCATCAAAACTACGTGATTATCGTAGGGGAAGATGGATCAGCTGAAACTGCACTTATTTCTATGAGTGCATCCCAAGGCAAAATTGCAAGAAAATGGCAATCACTGCAAATGTCACAAACTATGACAGATGCACAAGGGTCATTTACACCTGCATCATTTGCTAATTCATATAGACTAACGTCTGTATTGAACTCTGGTAAAGGTAATCAGTGGTATGGTTTTTCAGTTGCTTTAGAAGGCGCTGTAAAAAATGCTACGATCTATCAAAGGGCAAAAGAATTCCACGATAGTATGGATAAACAAAACAGATAATTGCCACAATTGGGCGGTACATATGTGCCGCCCAAACACATAACCAGAGGGATACATGATAGAAAGACTAAGAGAAATATTTAAAGGTTTAGAGAGCGCATATGGTGCCACTAAAATTACAAATGATATAAGACATGATGGTAAAAATGAAGTTAGGTCTTATACAGTTAAAAATCCAGTTACAAAAGAACTTTGGGAAAAACATTTAAATGGAGATGAACCTGCATTAGGTGTTGTTCCTATTAACGAAGACAATGAATGTAAATGGGGTGCTATAGATATAGATACCTATCCATTTGATCATAAAAAATTAATTAAAAAAATTAGAGATAAAAATTTACCATTGATTGTGTTTAGATCAAAATCAGGTGGTGCACACGTTTATTGTTTTACAAAAGATTTTATTCCTGCATCTTTAATGAGACAAAAATTACAGATGATGGCTTCAGCATTAGGATATGCAAAAGCAGAAATATTTCCAAAACAATCTACGATTAAAGCAGATAGAGGTGATATTGGAAACTTTTTAAATATGCCATATCACGGTGGAGATAGAACTGTAAGATATGCAATAGGTGATGATGGACAATCTTTAACGATAGAAAATTTTATAAAAGAATATGACAAGTATGCACAAGATGAAGATCAATTAAAATTACTTTTAGTTAAAAAAGAAACAGATCCAGCAGAACCTTTTCCAGATGGTCCACCATGTTTAAATACGATAATTAAAAATGGTCCTATTGTAGAAGGTAATGGGGAGATAGCACATTCCGGCCGTGATAATGGTTTCTTTAATATTGGAGTTTATTTAAAAAAATCTAACCCAACAGGATGGCAAAAAGCTTTAGATGATTACAATGATGAAAAATATGTAAAACCTAAATTATCTCCTGAAGATGTTATTAGAATCAAAGCACAAGTTGAAAAAAAAGATTACAATTACAGATGTAAAGACAAACCTATTTGTAATTTTTGTGATGAAAAACTTTGTTACACAAGAACTTTTGGTAAAGGTGATGAAGTTAGAATGCCTGCTATTACAACCATAAGAAAATATGCATCGGATCCACCAATATTTTTTGTAACGGTAGATGAAGAAACCATAGAAGTAGATGGACCAACCTTACATGATCCTGAAAAATTTAGTGTGGTATGTATGACAGAATTAGGTACACCATTATTACCAGTTGCTAAATTAATATGGAGAAAGATGTTAGCTAAACTTATGAAAGCGATGGATCCAATTGAAGCTCCTGATGATACTAAAATAGATGTACAACTTAAAGAACTATTAACAGAATTTATTAGTCGTGATGGTAAAGACTTAGATAGTGTTTTAAAAAGTAAACCTTATACAGAAGGTGGAATTAGTTATTTTAAATTTAAAGATTTCTGGAGATTTGTCATTAGAAGTAAAAGTTGGCCAGATAAAACTTATTCTAAAAATAAAACTATAAGATTAGTTGAACAATTATTTAATGGTAAACAAGTCACCAGGGATGTTGTTGTCAAAGCTAAAGGTAAAGAAGAAAGAAAAAGTGTCAAACTTTGGACGGTAGAGAAAATTGAAGTGCAAAAGTATACACCAAAAAGATTAGAAAAGAAAGCGGCACCATTTGAATGAGAACAGTAATTGCAGGTCCACCAGGTACAGGGAAAACACATACTTTAATTCATAAACATTTACATAATGAATTAATTATCAATAAAACTGATCCTAAAAAAATTTGTTATATTACATTTAGTAATGCTGCGGCGGATGAAGCAAGAGATAGAATACAAAAAGAATATCCAACCTTTGAATTTGATTGGATATGTACCATGCATTCCATGGGAACTAAATTATTAAACATAGATACCACCACTCAATTATTAAAAGATGAAAATTGGAATCCATTTAAAAATAAATATGGACACACAGATATGCATTTTGAAACCATACAAAAAGAAAATGGTTATCACGAATATAAAAATCAATATATGAAAATTATAGAATATTCTCGTTGTACTAAAATGAATTTGCAAGATGCAGCAATCAAATTAGATTTAATAGATTTTATTAATGAACCACTATTAGAACAACTCAATCAAGATATTATTGATTATAAAAAAGATTATAACATGTTTGAATTCTCAGACATGATTTCCGATTTTGTTGAGAAAAAATTGTGTCCATCCCTCGATGCAGTTTTTCTTGATGAAGCTCAAGATCTGAATCCTCTGCAGTGGGATATGTTCTTTTATATTGAATCTCAATGTAAAAGATCTTTCGTTGCAGGGGATGACGATCAAGCAATCTATGCATTTCAAGGAGCTGATCCTAAAATATTTATAAATTTAGATGGCACCCCAGATCATCAAACGGTATCAAGAAGAGTACCCAAACAAATACATAAAGTTGCTTTATCTATATTAGATAACATTGATGAAAGAAGAGAAAAGATTTGGGAACCGAGAGACGCTGAAGGACATGTTATAGAAGATTTAGAACTCAATGATATTGATTTTAGTAAAGGTCAATGGATGATTTTAACTAGAACGAATGATCAAATGAAAAATTTAGTACCAATCTTGCAAGAATGTGGATACAGATTTGACTGTAAATTCAATGACTTATTGCCTTTAGAGGTTATTAAAGCCATTAATGACTGGGACCGACTGAATAAAGGTGCAAGTATCTCAGGAGAAGAAGCTCAAAACATTTACGAATATTTAAAATATGATGAAGGAGATGTGAAGTATGGTTTCTCCGGTGGCAAGTCTCTAGTAAACGTAGACTCTGTTGATATGGATGAATTAAGAATGGAACATGGTTTAATTACATCTGGAGACTGGAGAGTATTGCGATTAAAAAATTATCAAAGAAGTTATATCGAGGATCTCGTAGCGAGCGGCGAGGATCTAAGTAAACCCGCAAGAATTAAATTAGCAACCATACATTCTGTTAAAGGTGAAGAAGCAGAGAATGTTATTTTGTTTACAGATTTAGAAAGAATTATTTACGAGTCAGCGCAAGTAAATAAAGACACCGAACATAGATTATTTTTTGTGGGTGTAACAAGAGCAAAAGAAAAATTATTCATAATGAATCAAGGTTATGAATATCAATATAACATAGGAGAAGAAATAATATGACAAATAAAAAAATGTTTGAAGAAGCATTTCCACAAGATAAGCAGATAGGCGGGAGTCACTACAAGAACTTTCGCATTCAACCTTATGAATTTATATCAAAAAATAATCTTTCATTTTTTCAGGGCAATGTAATTAAATATGTTTGCCGTTACTTGAATAAGAATGGAATTGAAGATATAGATAAAATAATTCATTATTGTGAATTAGAAAAAAAGAAATTAAGAGATATCGCAAAAAATAAATGAACTTTGAAATGACCGTTATTTATGATTTAGGGTTACTCACTTGTATTGCAATATTTTATTTTATGTTAGGAGTATAGATGTTTACAGCACAAACGGAATGGAATGTTCCAGAAAAATTTCCAGATCTATCAAAATATAGTTATGTTGCTATTGACTTAGAAACTAGAGATCCAAACTTAAAAACAAGAGGATCAGGAGCAGTTATAGGTGAAGGAGAAATTATTGGTATTGCATTAGCTGTAGATGATTGGCAAGGTTATTATCCGATAGGACATAGAGAAGGTAATTTAGATAAAAGAATTGTACTTGATTATGTTAAAGATGTTTGTAAAGCAAATAATACAAAAATATTTCATAATGCGATGTATGATGTCTGTTGGTTAAGATCTTATGGAATACAAATCAATGGACACATTATTGATACCATGGTGATGGCATCTTTAATTGATGAAAATAGATTATTTTATTCTTTAAACAGTGTAGGTTTTGATTATCTTGGTGAAGTTAAAGATGAAAAAGCTTTATTAGATGCAGCAGCTGCAGCTGGAATAGATGCTAAATCAGAAATGTATAAACTTCCTGCAATGGATGTTGGAGCTTATGCAGAAAAAGATGCAGC